CCATCAAGGTGAAGAAGAACCCGATCTTCGATCTGGGCCGCGTTGCCAAGAAGAGTCCTATCCATCCTGAGACTGGTCTTCCTTTGGAATCATACCGCATGGTATTCCTGGATGACTCAGACGTGGACGGTTCACCTAACATCAAGCACGTAGCTCAAAAGGGCCGTAGCTTCATGGACGGTGTTGTACCGGGTCTTACGCCAATGCCTAAGTCACTTCAGATCCTGCTGGGTCAGACCGGCGGAACTGCTTCGAAAATACTTTCTACCGTACAGGACAAGAGTGAATACACAAGGTTCAAATCAGCGGGTATCCAGATCCTGCGTGCGAACAGGTGTTTCGATCTTCAGTGTACTGCAGGTCAGTAAACGAATACTGCGAGGAAAAGACTGTTGGGTGTTTTCTTCTGCCAAGTCCCGCTCTTGTAGCGGGATTTGTTTTTTAGCCTATATTTGGATGGTAATTCACTCTTAACAGTCAAAACCTAAACCCATGTCATCACACAAGAACTCTCATGTAATTGAGGTATTTCGTGCAGGATCCTTCCTCGCGCGTGCTCAAGGTCCCGAGGTACAGGAACACTTTTCATCAGCAAAAATCTCTATCGGCTCTTACTGGTCCCGCCAGGGAGTAAAGATCGCAAGCGGCCTGTCGTTCGAAGAAGAAGAACTACTTCTGCCCAAGATCATTGATACACCGAAGGAAGACAAGGAATTCAGAAAAAAGCTCAGGGTATTTTACGTGGATATCGATACCAAGGTGCCAGCAGCCGGCCTCAAGCTGGAAATCGGGCTGGCAGTTGATAACTCTAAACCGGTATCAGAAGAAAACTGGCCGATAGAACTGATGGATTACCTGCGCTGGCGCCACATGCTTGGTCACCCCAAGGTTGCCAAGACAAAAGAGATCTCGGATTCCGATCCGAAAAAATGGTTTTACATCTTTGACCGTAAAGCGATCCAGGCTACAACGATTGCCCAGAATAAGGAGAAAGACGATGCACTGGCGATCTACCTCAAGCTCAAGGCTGAGAAGGAGAAGATACCGATGATGCTTACCCTCCTGAACCACGATCCAAAGGAGTACACCCCGTCCCAGCAACTGGAGAAGGTACGCGAACTGGCAGAGACAGACCCGGCTGGGTTCATTGCGGCTTACGAGCAGGAAGACCTGGAGATCCGCTTCCATATCCAGAGCATGATCAGAAACAAGGTGCTCAATCATTCCCTTTCAAAATATTACAGGACCGAGGATAAGAAACTCCTGGCAAATTCACTCGACGAACTGATCCTTTGGTTCACGACCGAGGATAATGCCAACGAGGTGAGCGCGCTTAAAGCACTGAACCAGGAAGCCATGAAAGCTCCTGTGGTAGCTGCTAAGAGAGTGACCCAGCCTTTGCCTGGTAAAACCCTTAAATAAGAAACGATGTCACCAAGGGACATGCACATTGAGGTCAACCAGTCGCTGCAGGTCGTGGCGGCTAACAAGACCCACAAGTTCGAACCGGAAGAGATCGACTGGGTGCTCAATAAGCAGGTCGATCGTTTCATCCAAAGCCACATGCGCCCGAAAAGCGATGGCTCCGGGGGATTCGAACTGGACCAGATTGGAGTGGACGCACTGCGTAACCTGATCGTGACCGAGCATGAGCTTACTCCCTACATCGATAATGACCGCAGGTATAAGTGTTTCCTGCCACCGGACTACGCCTATCTTCTAAGTGACTGGTCAAAGACGACCAATCTCTGCGACGATGAGGCGGAAACAACCGCGGCAACGCTTTATGTCAACGCGCTTCGCCAGGACTACTCCGGTAAGTCAGCTCCCAAGTATTATGAGTCACTCGACGTCGAGATAAAGGACAAGGCTGTACTGATACCGGCGAACCTGAACTACGGTCACACTTACGAGGGCTACAATGCAAAGCAGGATATTGAATTTCTGATACCGTGGATATGCATCAAGGGATCGTTCTACTGGGAAAGATTCGGACCGTACTATTACCCGGGTTATTATATCCGGGTAGGTTCAGTCAATACCGGTAATTTCAAAGCGACGATTGATGCCAACGCATCACCCGCTCCCGCTACATCGGTATTCACCAATACGCTTTCACATACCTTGTCACTCACCCGTCACGATGGGGAAGGTACCTTCACTGAAAACAGGCTCACGCCTTCCAACAAAGTGAATGGACTAATGGGTGTACCGTACTTCGGTACCCTGCACACATCCCCGATCAGTGAATTAAGTGGCAATGTACTCTACATTTACAGGGATGAAAGCTTCACAGTAAACGTGGCGGGCATATCCTACGTTAGGAAGCCATTTCCTATTTCTCTAAGTTTGAATTCAGGATCGGAGATCGCACCCGAGTTTCACCAAACGATCTGTGACCTGGCCGTGGAATATCTCAAGGGAAGACTGGAGAATCCGGTTGGCCAGCAACTAATCGAGCGGGACACTTCAAGGAGAGTGATACTCTGATAGAAATCTTAAAAACCTTAAACCTTAAAGACAATGCGCAAGAATCGCTTTTTCAAAGACACTATCGGAGTTCCCTGCGAAGCAATCGTAGCCCAGCTCTTCGATATTTCAGACTCACCTTCAGGAGCACAGGAATCTCATCAGGCGTTCGTTGAGAACGCACCAGCCGGAGCCATCGCGGCTTACTGGGATGACACCAACCTGGAAGTTGCTACCGGTGGAACCGCACTGGCAGCCAACGCCAATCGTAAATTCTTCTATGCCTGGAAAGACGCCGACGGTGAAGCTCGCAGGAGCCAGCCCATCCCGACGCGCGGCCTGACCTACAAGCAGGTATCGTATAACGCCGGCACAGCAGACGTGTTCACGGTAACTTATGGTGGAACGATCGCTGTTAGCCAGTGGATCCATGTTCGTATCCAGGACACTACCGCAACCATCCTGCCTTACCCACACTGGGCTTATTCAGCGAAAGTTACATCTACCGTGGCCGCAGCCGTTACTGCCCTTGCAGCAGCAATCAATGCTGAGACTCATGACGATGCTTTCGTTACTGCCTCAGGTGATGGTACTACACTTACCGTGACTTCAGGCAACAGCCAGCGTAACATCAAAGTGACCGCTTACATCGAGACTTCTGCTTCTGAAGATACTGATGCAAGCTCTATCACGATCACTCACACGACCAAGGCAACTGCACCGGTAGGTACACTTGCTGATGTTCAGGAGTTCGAGAAGTATTCCAACATCGGTCAGGGTGGTATCAACTACACCAACACCCAGGCTGGTACCTCAGCCGAGGAGTTCGGTCAGCTCGCTTCCAATGCAGTGAACAACTCAACGACTTCAGGCCAGTATGGTTACCTGATCGTGAGCGCTGAGAAGAGCGAGTACACGCAAGGATCTACACGTTCTTACCCTGCTAAGGCGTACGTGATCATCGCGGTTCGCAAGAACGACGTAGTACTGATGGCGGCACTGTAAAAGAGCCTTTCAACCCTAAACCTTGAAAAATCCCCCGGGCGCGAGTTTCGGGGGATTTTTGTATAACTTTACGAGTACAACCTTGAACCCATGCCTTCACTAAACGAGATCACTACCGGTCTTGCTGCGCATTTTGATAAGCAGACCGATGAACCGTTTAAGCGGTTCCTTGCTCCCAAAGTAAACTTCTGGCGAAGCAAGCTGGTTGTCAATTCACTTGAAAAGCATCCTGAGCAACGTAAGTTTTTCCGACAAACGATCTGGCTTTCCATGGAAGAAGATGACCTGGTAGATTGCCCGATACCGATGACGCTTTGCCGTATCGCTTCATCCAAGTTCGAGGTACCTCGTCCCATGCGCGTGGGAGATATACTATTCGATTACGTAGGAGCGATCGATGGTAAGGTACCGTTTCGTGAAGCGGCCCCGGGCATGATCGGATTCATGACAGAAGGAAGATATTCCAGGAACACAACCTTTTACGAATACTGGAACGACAAGATCAAGGTGAGGGCTTACAAGAGTCTTCCCAAGATACGTGTCGATGGTGTCTTCGACGATCCTATCGCTGTGATGGAATTCAATTGCCGTAACTCAGGTCAGTGTGACTGGTGGAATGAAGAGTATCCTATCACTGGCGATATGCTCCAGATGGTAGTACAGTATATTCTCCAGGTTGACTTCAATCGCTCGGCGATGCCAATCACTCCGGAAGTCGAGGTCAATAAAGAAACCCAAGGTCCCCAATGAAAACAATACCGATTCATACCGTAAAACACATGTGGGAGGCTTACTCTCGTAAGATCCTGGCTGAGAACCCGGAGTTCTTTAGCCGTCGTCACAATAAGATCAAGAACTTTTACATCTACCGTGGCCACACTGATGACCCGATACCGGTGGTCTCTTACACCAAGTTCCGCAAGATCATAGAAGATTATTTCGATCGTGCGAAGACAGCCATCATAAAAGGTGAAGCAATCGATATGCGCGGCGGCCTGGGGAAGATATGCGCCAAAAGAGTGGAACGTGACTTCACTTCCCGCAAGCAGCGTAACATGGTTGACTGGAAGCGCACCGAGAAGTATAAGGTGTGGGACGAGGAGAAAGAGAAATTCATTTACACCAAGATAATCTATTACGCCAACGATGACTGGTCACGTATATGCTGGTTCAGGAATGGTATGGTAAAAAACGAACTGATGTACGAGTTCAAGCCTTCCGGCAATTCATCCAAAGGTATCAACGGGTTCAGGGGAGAGTTCTCCCAAGCCCTGCGCAACGATCCTTTGCTTAAATACCGCTACCTCTATCACTCGGTCGTTCACCCATTCATAAACCCTAAAGCAATTAAAGAATGATATACCAGTCTACCTCGATCAAAGAAGTGATTGCGCGGGTGATACGTAACACGCGGCTGCAGGACTCGTCCTATATCACTGACATGGGTGAATGGATACCGGAGGCTATGGGGATCCTAAAAACAAAATGGGTACTGGTGCCCCGTTACCAGGACGTGAACATATACTTTCATAAAGGTGCGCTTCCTTGCGACCTGGATTATATTACTGCAGTTGAGTGGCAGGGTCAAAGAGTGCAGCGTATGAACGGTGCCCGTATGGCGGAGGTAGTGCGTGGACAGATCACGTCTGACTCAGGACCGGAAGATATCTCGGTATTTGCATCTGACCCAGATACAGTGGAATCACCTAACGGTAATTTGATGTTCACATCCGACGCCGTACCATTCTGTTCACTTACTGATACCGATTGTAACCAGCTTCCTTGCGCTACCGACCTATGGTACGATGTAGAGCTGGGTCACATTACTATGTCCTTCAAGGATGGTATGGTTCGCGTACATTACCGTGGTCTTCCCCTGGACGAGGAAGGCTTCCCTTTGATACCGGATAACGAGGAGTATAAGCAGGCGCTGTACTGGTATTGCCGCGCGCAGATGATCGGTGCCGGTTATAAGGATACCGTATTTTCTTACGCCCACTGCGAAGCGCAGTTCGATAAGTATGTGGCAAAGGCTAAGGGCAGGATCAAGTACCCAAGTCCTGACCAGATGCAGTCACGCATCAATACGCTCAACCGGTTGGTATTCGATGACTCGTATTTCTCACGTTTCTTTCATTCACCTAACGCAGAACCACAGTTCCCTATATGAAACCCATTAAAGGACTGAACAGAGATTCCCGGCCTCATGAACAACCTGACGGTACTTATCCGTTCGGGAAAAACGGTATTCAGCATGATCAGCCCGGGAGCGTGTTTAATGAACCGGGTTTTGAATTGATGGATGCGGTAGCACCTTACCGTATCATCGGTATCATAGAAACAGATGATAAGCCGGTACTGATCTCAACTGATAACACCAATACTGCTTTTGGGTATTTTAATCCGGCACTTGGCACCTATGAAGCGATCATTGATGACGCTACCTGGGGACTTACCGGTACGATCGGGTTTAATACCGATAGGTTTGTGACGGGTGTATCCCAGCGTAACTATAAAGGCGAACTGGTAATAGCATGCACGGATAAATCTGTTTTCCCGATATATCTCAACTGCGATAACCCGGGTCTTGAATCGATCAATGACCTGCGCCTGTTTCCTTTCTTTACTCCGCCAGTGATCTCAGCTACCCAGATGTCTGGTGGAAGACTTTCTGCAGGTGCATACTATATCGCTGTTGGGTACGAACGTAACGACGGCACTTCTACTCCTTACTCAGAAGTGAGCGAGGTAGTGGTGGTAACGCCGGACGCTAATGGTGGCAGGACCGGTAAGGCTCTTGAGATCACGATCACGCAAGCTGACGCGACTTACGATATGCTCAGGGTAGCGATTATTGCGAAAGTAGATGGTAAGACTACCGCGGTAGAACTGCAGGACTTTATACCCATTTCATCCGGCACCGTACAATTCATTTATACCGGTGACAACCTTACGACCGATATCTCGGTAGAAGAAGTACTCACGCCCGCAGCCCAGTACGAAACTGTTGGAACGATCGGTCAACTCAATGACGCGCTCTACCTGGCAGTACTTGAAAGCGAAGCTGACTTTAACGAGCTTCAACCTTACGCGCTCGCTGTTCAGCCGGAGTGGGTGAGTGAACTGATAGATGCTACCGCTCCACCGCTTGATCATGTCAATGGAGTGAAGCGCGGAATGATGCACGAAGAGGTATATGCTGCTTACATCCGTTATACCAAGACCCGTGGCGGAAAGACCAAGTGGTTCCATATACCAGGCGTATCGCCGACCAGCCTGGATACGGGAGCTTCTACTGAGGCTACAACCGGTGGATCCACTACTTCAGTACCGAAGTTCAAAGTGGAAGACACGATCGGGTTCTTTGACCCGATAGCAAAAAGAGGAAAACCCGGTATTTGGCAGAACGCGACTGAGACCTATCCCGATACCGCTGATTTTGACGCGTCCGGGATCGGTGGCAGGAACTTGCGCGGTGAGAAGGTATTGCACCATAAGATGCCTTCTTTGAGATGGTGTAAGCAAAATCTGTACGCTTCAGAAACTGAATATGGTAAAACAAAGCTTGACCTGCTTGGGATCAGGCTCACCAACGTAAGGATCCCGACGGCACTTGTCGGTCTTGTCAGTGGGTATGAACTAGGGTTCGCCAAGCGTACAACCAGTAATATGACCGTCTACGGCCAGAGTGCACTCTTGCACGGAGCGGTAAATAACTTCGACCTTTCTCACACAACAGCGAATTCCGAGATATATACCACTGGTGGAAACTGGAGATCAGAGATCTTCCACCAGGGTAAAGGTGACTATAACGATAACTGGGAATTGGTACAGGTAAGGCGTGATACGATGCGCTTTCACGCGTTTGATATCCTGTTTACCAGGCCATCTATTGAGCCGACTTTTATTTCATCACAGCTCAAATTGAAAAGGGAGAATCTTATCACTGAAGGATACGTGGAAGATGGCTCTCACGAAGACGAGTACAATATGCCTACCACTCACCTGGTAGATTATACTCGCGGGCTGACACCGGTGGTAGCCGCCACGGGAGAAAAACTCCGTACAATCACAGACAGTTTTTATCTCACCGGCCAGATCAACTCGAACCGGTTTCAGAATATGCGTCATGAAGCTTGTTTCGCGGGCGTACTGGGCGGCACCAACTGGCCACTCAACGTCGGTACCGCGGCATTCAGGATACGTGGCCAGGGTTATACGGAGCCGTCGATCGGTTCTCCAGGCTTTGAAGAAACCTACCTGGTCAACCTGATCGGGGTCAAAACCGATATCTATGCAAACTTCTATTCCCAGCTTCTCGTCTCTGCAGGTAGGGCAAAGAGTCTTACTGACACTTCAGTCTTCTGGGGTGGAGATACGTTTGTCGTGGATTATACCTTCCACACCTACGGAAGACACGACTCCATCGATACGCATGGAGAAGGTATCAAGGGTAAAAAAGTGATCCGTCGGCTGGTGTGTGAAAGTGCAGCCAATCTTCACCTGCGCTATGAACTTGACGCCAACCAATATTCAAAGTGGTACCCGAGGACTTCAGTTACTGCTGGACCACCAACTAACCATTACATCACGCTATTTGACCGCTCTATTGAACCAAACCAGTTCGGTTATTCCCGTGACTTAAACTCACTCAATGAGCTGACTTCATCCGTTATATTCTCACCTTACCGCGAAGAGATCACGTCCCACCCTTACCGGGTACACCGGGGCGGTAAGCAATCCCGCCAGGCCCGGCCGCGTTCATGGCGGACATTTCTGCCACTGGACTTCTACGAGTGCCAGAAGAATATGGGAGCGATCACCCACCTGGAAGGGATGGATGATCACTTGCTTATTCATCACGAGAACGCCCTTTTCCGCACGCAAGACAAAGCAAAGCTGGACGCGGGACTGCTCTCCGTTACACTCGGGTCCGGGGACATCTTCCAGTTCGAGCCCCAGGAAGCGATCTCAGCCAAACTCGGCTACGCTGGTACCCAGCACGAGCTGGCCTGCGTGCGCACACCGATCGGTTACGTATTCCTGGACGCCAAACTGGGTGAGCTTTATATCTACAAGGGAGAACCAAAGAACCTAAACCAGGGTCTCAACGCGTTTTTGCGCGAGTACCTGAAAATAACTGAGAACAATCCCTTCACCGGTAACGGGGTAACGATCGGTTGGGACCAGAAATATAAAAGGATCCTGCTGACCGTGAAGAACTCCCGGCCTACTATCACGGATTACAAGATCTATGAAGATACCGATGACTTCTGGAGTGACCTTACCGTAGGTGATATCATACTAAAAGACGGCCGTTACATAGAATACCTCGGACCTAACACTTCTGAGTTCGATTGTCCGGATGATAGCGGGCTGGTAGTATATACCTGGCAAAGGGAAGCGCCCTACTGCCTGGTAAATTCAGATGGTGAGACAACAGGCATGATCGGGTACGCCCTTCGTCAAAGGCTTGCTGACGGCGTACTGGATGGTACCTACGAGATCAACGAACCAAACGGCGGTACCGGTACTTACTTCCCACCTGAGGTAGACGACTCATCCCCGGCCGAGTGCTCCGCTTCTCCTACGATCGAGTGGGAAGGAATGGCACCTTACTGCGAACAGGACTCTACCTGCGCGGTCGGTGTGTTAAGTAACGGACAGTGTTTTGAGACACTTACTGAAGCTGCTACCGCGCCTGAGGAAACGCTTGCCCTGATCGTAGCTGCCTCTTCCAAGCTATGGAACCGGGGTGGTGCGCTCGTATACCAGGAAGGCTTCAACCTGGACGGTTCCGGAACAGTCCTTGCCAATATTACTACACCGGTTCTCTGGCTCAATGGTACCGCTCAGTGGAATCAGAATAGTGACGCGGGCGTTACCAGTTCGCGCATGAATGCAGCTGGTGTATGGACTTCACCAGTAGCGGTATTAAACGAGTGGATCGGATTTTCTCACAAGATGACCGGTGTAGCTGGCCAGGTGATTCACGTCGGTATCAGTTCAGTCAATGCGTTTAAGATAAGGCTCAACGGGGAAGTAGTAGTGTCTTGCCCTACCGGCCAGATCAGCGGATCGGAGGCTTACAACTACCTGCACATCTATCCCATCTCTCTTCGTAACGGGGATAACTATATCGAGATGTTCGGTATGAACTTCGAGGATACACCCGGACTGGTAGCGGAGATATATGATAATACCCTTCCGGAACTGCAGGGCGCAGCGGTGGAAGGGGACCTGAATATCCTGTTTTCTTCCAAAGACAAGGTTGGCTATTACAATGAGCTTGGTTCGATATACGGTTACTCCTGCCCTGCAGGGTACTCGCTTGATATCTCTGGTAGCCCGGCTGCATACTCTTGTGTAAAGATCAATGTCACGCCAGCCACCGGTACCAACTCGACTACCAAGTACTTTACTATGCGCAGACTCCTGATCAATGATGAGCCTACGGGCCTGGAGCAGGAGAATGATTACGGTGAAAATTACGTAGAGCCTATCACTGACGCTACCGAGTGTCCGCTGGGTTCACCTGACCAGACGCCACCGGAACAAAACATTACGGGAACGATCGCGCTGACTGACCTGGGTGAGGTAGGAGTTGGTCTGCAGATAGAACTTAGCGCTGCACCGACGCTCGCACTCCGGCTCAGGATCGGGGCTAGGTGGGCCGGGTCCCCTGCGGATTACTACGTGGGCAGCGAACTGTTTACTCCCGGGGCAAATGACTCACTCAACCCTGACTACGATGAAGATGAGCCGTTCTACGTGATCATCCCAGCTGGAGAAGACTCCATTACCATTTCGCCGGCCATCTGGCAGGACGGAAGGAAAGGACAGGAGAACTCGCAGTGGTTGCATGACGAGACCCTGGAGCATTTGTATATAGAACTGCAAACACCGTCACAAAGATTTTCACTGGCGCTCACGGGTGTCGGTATCACAGTAACAAACGTATAATATGCCAACAGGTTGTATGAATCCGGCCGCGGCCAATTACTCTCCCGGGTACACTACTCCGGACAGGAGTTGTATCTACCTGTTGAAAAACGAGGAAGTCTGCCACATGTTCCGTGACCTGCAGGCTGACGATGCGGAGGATAGGTCCTTTACCTTGTCTTACTCGGTACCGGGTGGTTCCTGGGTATTCTTTCATGATTATCATCCTGATTTCTATTTCCATACGCGTGATCAACTCTGGAACCTGAAGGATAATAGGGTATACAAGCACCACACGGGAGACCCGGGGCAGTTCCATGATGCGGATAAAAAGCCGTTCTTCATTGATATTGTATTCAAAAGTGGGGAAGAACTCCTGCTGGAATCGGTCAATTGGGTGAGCGAGTTCCTGAACGCAGACAGTGCCGATCAACTGCTTGGTACGATTTCTCATATATCCTGCTGGAACTCACGTCAACACTCCGGAAGGATTGCGCTGACCCAGGTGTTTGAGAAACTGCAGTATGATGCTCGCCGATTGAAAGGCCAGTGGAGCTTCAATAACCTGCGGGATATTCTCCTGAGTAACGGGGAACAGTTCCTGCTCAGTCTCTTTGATGATTTTGAGTTGGATCAAAACCAGGTAGACAGCGCTGCGAGCTGGTACACTAAGCAACTGATGCAGGATAACTGGTTTTGTGTTAGATTTGAATTCGATAACTCGACTCCCGGGACACTGGTTATCCATGATACCGAGATCGAAGCCCTAAAAACCCATAGATAATGTCAACCCTATACAAACGGTACCGCAGGTACGAGGATGGAACCGAAGACATGCGTGGCCAAAACTTTGGTAACGTAGCCGGCACGGTCGGAGCGATCGGTTCCGGTATACTGGACGCCGTTGATACACCGAATGACCTGGGCTTCCAGGGTAAGGGAACGGTGATCGGCAAGTCCGCGCTTTCTCTTGCTGGTACCGGGGCAATGGTCGGGGGACCAATCGGTGCTGCCATCGGTGGCGTGGTCGGGGCAGGTATCGGTCTGATCAGTGCCAATAAGCAACGCAAACTCGCAAATGCAATTCGCACCAACGCGCAGATCGCGCGGTATTCCCAGGAGCAAGACCTCTCTTCAAAAAGAATAGCAAGCGATCCATCACTCATTGAAGGAAATGAAAATGCCATGTCATATAAACACGGTGGACCGCTCTACCAGAAGTTCAAGGAAGGCGGCGACACAAAGAAGGCCGCAGCCAAGGCAGCGCCAAGGAAAGTAGATAAGATACCTGACGGATATGAACTCGAAGGAGAGGAAGAAGGCCGCAAGATCTACCGCAAGACGACTGCTCAGAAGCAGGAAGCAAAGACCGCTAAGGTGATACCGGTCAAACCTAAGACCACTACGGCGGCACCTGCCAAGTCGAAGATATATTCTCAAGGCCAGCGTCCGAAACCCAAACCAAAGCCTGTTGCAAACGCAGGTGCCGGGATGGATGAAATGATTGACCGTGTTTATATGGAAGACACTCCGCCCCCGCAGCCTAAGATCAACAAGTTTGATCCATGGGAATACGTGGCCGGCTACCAGGGTCACTCCTCACTCGTGCCTTCGGGCGGAGAGGGAGAAGGAAGACAAGGTATGACAACAGTATGGAACACGCAGGCTTCCGGAAGCAATGCTACTGGAGGCGGTGGCGCATTCCAGAACGGTGCAGCCGGAGAAAACTACATGGTATTCGGTATGGGAGAACAGGAGATGATCAAAAAGGGAGTCAACTCGGTCACACCTGGTAAGACTGATTGGATCGACAGATCTAAACCAATATATGCTTTTGGACAAGGTGAGAAACCTTTGCCTGATCTGAACCGTAGCTGGAAAGACCGGCATGATCCGAAGGGAGAAGGCTTACTTCCTTACTACAATATGCTGGATGGTACCGCTGATGGAATGAATAAATTCCTCGGTACGATCGCTTCCAATCCGGAATTGGCCAAAACCTATGGAGTAAAGAGTTTTATGGGAGCGCCTACTGTTACAGATAAGCAGGACGCAGCGTATTACTCGGGCGAGAACGAAGCCAACAAGGTATACCAGTCAACCGGACCGCAGCAATACGGTAAGACCTATACACCGAACCTTTCATGGGAAGAAAAGGAAGGAAGTTACATTCCTTACGTGGATGGTAAACCGGTAGATGGACAGACCTTCAAGGATAAGAACGAGGTGCAGAAATACCTTTTCAATTACAAGCCGGCTGTGAAGTCTGCTTCGGTAAACGAAAGCCAGGTAACAAGGCCAGTCATGAGAACAGGCGGCGACGTGAAAGCGCCACTCATGGATATGTATATGCAAGGTGGCAATGCTCGCCAGCTTTCTTCAACCGCGTCTGAAATGGTTGGACCATCCCACGAGTCGGGCGGTATCAAAGTACCGGAGCTTGGGGCTGAGCTGGAAGGTGGCGAGTCTACCAACGGGTCTTACGTATTCTCAAAATCACTGGGGTTTGCTCAAAAGCACATTCCGCTTGCTCGCGCGATAGGTAAGATCGAGAAAAAGCCGATGACTACTGAGCGCAGGAATTCACTTAAACTGCTCAAAGGACGTGAGAGCGCACTTGCTGAGCAACAAGAGTCACTGAAAAAATATTACGGTATCAAATAATTAAGCCATGCCAGGACCTACCAGATATACACCTAAGATCGATGTGAGGGATATCCTCAATCGGAAGGGTAAGAAAGGATCACCAATGGAGCCGCCTCCGGGTATGCCTAGAGGAAATACAACAAGATTTCCTGAGCAAAGGCCAAGTAGTATCACTCCTCCAGGTTTGGTTAATGCCAGTACGGCTGGTATACCTGTATCTTCCGGGATACCGGTAACAAAGCCAAAGGTGAAGAAAGCTTCTGCACTTCCTGGTGAAGAACAACCAAGTGGTGATGGTATGGCTAAAGCAGCCAAGATAGGTAACGATGTATTGCCGTTCGCGTCTAACATCATCAATGCTTTTCGTAAGCCGCCTATGCCTGTTCGTGGTACGAAGGATAACTATGTATCACTTTCCAAGGTGAACATGGATGATGAACGTAACCAGGTATCACGCGAGATCAATGCGACCAATAAGTCAATTGAGCGTACCATTGATGGTAATGCATCTGCCGCGGTGAAACTTTTCAACCAGGGACAGAAACTGGGTAAGTTCTCCGAGATCACTGAACGTGAAAAGAATACAAACGCGGGCATCCAGGGTAGAGAAGCTATGATGAACGCGCATATTTCTATGAGCAATAGCGCCAAGGACGATCGTTATAACGAACAACTCGTAGAAAGGAATATCGCTCACCAGAATAACCAGGCCGCCAACATTGCCAATGCCGGGGATAAGATCGTTGGTATCAGAAATGAAAAGCAGAAGGCTAAGGTGGAAATGGATAAAACTCGTGTGATGAGTGAGGCTTTCAATCGCCAGGGAGTATTCGATCGCTTCCGCGTGCAGATGAAGAAGAAAGGTGAACCTGATCCGTTGGGACAGGATTACAAAGATTTAAAGAATGGTGGATCAATAAAGACCGCCGGCAAACGTAAAAAAATCAGGTAATGGGACTCTACGACAGATACCAATCACAGAACTCGTCCACTATACCTACGTTCCAGGGCTCATCGGGCCCTGAAGCCATTAAAGTAGGTCAGTACCTGCAGGGTCTTTACGATACCGGGCAAGCTGGTTGGATGAAGCTGATGGGAGATAAAGAGCAGCTCACTTCTCTTAAACAGGACGAAGGACTGAAAAACGAGCTGTACAGCAGCGTGACCGGGGAGCTGGATAAGATGAGCAAAGAAGGAAACTTCGAAGACATGATCCCGCGCGTACAACTTCTTGGGTCTAATTTCGCCAGCCGTTACCGCGAACTCATGGCACCTATCCAGCAACGCCAGGAGTATGAAACAAAGATGCTGGAAGATAAAGATCGCAATCTCACTCCATGGCAGAAGCAATTACTTCTCGCTAAGAGTGATCATGAATATAAAGGACTCCAGAAAGACGCTCAGGGCAGGTATGTAGGTGGATACCGGGGTACTATGCCTGATAAGAATATTGACGTCAACGCAAAGGTTGATAAGTGGATGGATGGGATCGCTGTGGCTGAAGGGGGCAGCAAAATGACCAATGACAACGGTATCTGGAAAACATGGACAGGTAAAACCTGGAAGCAACTCGAACCGCAAAAGATAGAGAATGCACTTCGATTGGCTATGGCCAATGACCAGGAGTACCAGGGTTACCGCAAGATGATGGGAGACCTTTCCGGTTTCTCGGCTGGTCAAAGGATCACCGATCCAAACCAGATATCAGATCCTGCTTTCCGTAAAGCGGTGGAAGATACTGCAGCCAAGTACGGTGTGCCTATTAATGAGGCGGCCGGGATCGTGGTTGGCTCCCAGACTCAGAAGGATATCGAGAACTACGCACTCAGTTATGCCAAGACCAAGTATGCGGTAAATAACCTGTTTACTGATAACGGTAACGAACTTGGTGATGTGGAGAAAGAAGCACGTAAGAAAGCGCTCACTGATGAGTCTCCTTATATCGTAGCTGGTCCTAATGTACAGACTACTGATGACGAGGCCAATATTACCAAGCTCAATGAAAACTTCGGTACCGTTACAACGAACCTGAAAGAGGTGAATAAAGAGATCGTCAGGTTGAATACGCAGCTTAAGCGTACAGATCTGAAGCCTGATGAAAGGTCGCAGATGCAAACGCAGGTGCATAATCTGAAAGAGCAGCAACGCGGGTTGGTAGAGAAGACCGATCGCATCAACCAGGTGATCGATTACTCCAAGGCTAAGACCGTTCAGTCAATGGGTTACACTACGTTCGAAGACTTTAAGAAGGCCCAAATGACTAAAGTTTTAGATGTAGTTAACAATGGTACAAAGGACAAACAGGTAACTTTTGGAAAGAATGATAGCTTCAAGCTTACTAAAGAGCAAGTAGCTGAGGCTATTGTTGATGGTAGGATAAAACTTGCAAACACAGGTCGGCCTTATTATATAGATCACGATGGTACCGAGCATAAGATGGGTGATAAGTATATGGTGATGGTCACTAATGCAATCACTCAAAGTGACGTACAGAAATTCAATAACAACTGGGCCAGGGATCATAAGAACAACGTGAAAGATTACTCTGTATCTACTCAGGTGATTAATTTACCCAAGTCGGAACAGGATGCAGTGACCAGTGCGCTCAAAGGTGGTGTTAATGGTGTATCGTTCAGGACACCGGGCAGTTACGGTGATGGTGACGAGAAAGAACGTCCAGCAAACTTCAAGGTATACGGTATCCGTAACATTTCGCCTAACGGTGAGGTTACACTTATCGTGCGTGAACTGGATGAAGATAACAAGGAGACAGGTAAGGAGTATGAAGCAGTGGCCAAGAACTCAAACATTGCAGGAGAACTTGCACGCAAGTTCGCAAAGCAGGGTCAGACCAATCGCCAGGCACAGGTTATCTCCCAGATACTCACTCCAGGTTCCGGTGCGTCTCAACTGTTCAATAAGCCGATTGGTTTTGGTATGTCGATCGGAACAGTCGGCGGTAAAGCGCTGTCAGTGAAAGTAATCAAAACCGAAGGTGGAAAGATATATTATGGACTTGTAGATCCTACCGGTACCATTCAAAGTACTACTGATGGGAAACAATTCTATACCGATGATATTGGTGAGGCGGGCCAGTGGGTGGACCAACTAAAAACTGATTAATGCCAGATCCTAAGGACCTCAATAGTATATATGATCCCAATGGGGTCAATGACCCGGTACCTGTACCGAAGGTTAAACCGCGCTCCCTTGATGAACTTCACAAGGGAGTTATGCGTACCTATACTAAGGCGGGTACGCCGGAAGAAGTTGATGTAAGTGAGTATATCGATTACATGCCGGGCGGTGTTTATACTACACGTAAACCAATTGACTTCATACGTGGAGAGAACCAGACAGTCGGAGAGAAACTCTGGCGTCGTACCGCTAACCTGATACCGAATATTGCAGCGGGACTGGTAGAAGGTGTTGGTTACCTCGGCGCACTGGCAACTGAATGGGGTGATGATAAGGATTATTCCAACTGGCTCACCCAAGGTGCAGCCGCAATGAAGAACTCATGGGCTGGAGATACGTATAGAGAGAGCAATGATGTGTGGGATATCGGTGATCCTACCTGGTGGATCGATAACGTTTTCTCACTGGCCGAGACCGCTACGACCTTTGCCATTGGTGGTATGGGTGCTTCCGCTGTCTTGGGAAAAGCGGCAAGTACTGTTGGTAAACTGGCTCAGGCCGGCCAACTCGGTACGCGTGCACTTAATGCAGGTGCAAAGCTTGGTACCGCAGGTTACCTGGCGTTCACTGAAGGAGCCATGAGTGGCGCAAAGGTTTACGACCAGGTGTTCGATGATCAATTCAAAAAACATATTACCAATGGTCTTACGCCGGAAGAAGCAAAGGAGCGTGCAGCACATACTGCTTCTCAGTCTGCTGCGACTACCGTTCAGTTAAATACCATACTCAATACCGGTCTCAACCTCACGTCTATTTCTCCTTTCTTTCGTAAAGCAGATGACGTCGTAGGTGATATCATGAAGCAACAAATGCGTCGCCAGGCGGGAGAGACACTGGAAGACGTGGGTAAACGAGTGGCAGCGCTTGAAGCCAGTACGTTTGGAAAGCAACTGCGCTCGCGTAAAGGTTACCTGGCTGAAATGGGCCAGGAGTCTCTGGAAGAACTTACCAACCAGTTCGCTGAACAGACCGGTATCCAGGAAGGAACCAAAGGAAGAACCCATGGGTTCCTGGAGCAACTCGGTCAACTGGAGAACTACTTCGCCCGTACCATGAATGAAGAGGGTGCACTTGCTGCAACCCTGGGAGCTTTCGGCGGGTTCGCGCAAACAGCGATCACTTATAACATGATACCGTCCAGGTCTGTCGAGAAACTCGGCAGTGACGGGCAGGCCCTGCAACGAGTGGATAAGGATGGTAATTTCCAGACTGATGCAGCCGGCAAACCGGTATATCAAAAGAAAAGGATATCAGCACGCAGCTATGACAACTGGATGATGCAGCAACACTTCTCCAGTGTGAAGGACGCCGTGGCAAACGAGATAGATAATTTCACCAAGCTTCAGAATGAACTGGCGGTAGCTGCTGCCAAGGGAGATTCAGTAGAGGTGTCCAGGATCAAGCAAGAGATGTTCGATATCGGCCAGATCGCGGCCGTTCGTAATGGTCTCACTGAACCGTGGATCGCTACCTATAACGATATTGCCGAGATGGATCAGGCTGAGGCTGTGAAGAAGGGCCTCGCTACTGACGATACCGATGAGGAGTTCAGGGCTAAGGCCAAGCAGGCTGGTGTGGAACTCAAAGAAGCTCAGCAGGAATACCAGGCTCTTCAGAAGAAATACGGTACGCTCTACGAAGATAACGCCGGTATGAAGCAAGTAGTGGACATGGTGTTTGCCCGCAAGATCGAACTGAAAGGTTGGGACAAACAACTCAAAGAGCACGATGAGAAACTGAAAGAGATCGAGAAAGAAAGAGATGAGCTGGCCAAACTCTCCAATCCGGAAGACTACGACCAGCACATGGCGGGTTATGTAACCAACGTCAAGGCTTCTCAGGAAGTGAACCAGAGACTCAAAGCCGACCTGGAAGAACTCCAGTCTGCAGCTGCGTCCAATGACATCAAGAAGATCAAGCGTTTGCTTAAGAAATACCGTGCAGTCGGAGTCAATGATTCAGATCTGCAGCCAGCGGTCGATGACCTGGTACGTAAGCTTGTCGCTCACAACGAGAAACTCCAGGCTAGGGTAAAGGAAGCTGAAGACACACTCTTTAATTCATCTGGTTTCACCGCCTGGCAGGCTGAGCATCCGGAAGGAAAGTTCGAAACATTTATGCAGGAGGTAGTCAAGAATTATTCACTTGACTCCCGCGCGATATCATATAAGGCGAGCATTGATGAGTCACGTAAGCAACACGCGATCGCTTCTCAGAACTTAGGTGACATACTGAAAACAAAAGGACTCCAGAAGTTTGCGTCAAAAGCAAAGTCCTGGAACGATCGTATTATGGAGGAGGCTGAGAACCTGGAAAAGGTAAAACTCGCCGACTTGCAAACCAGGGCCAAGGACAAGGCTACACTCAGGCGTATCGACAAGATACAACTGGACGCTATGGCCCAGCGTTACAAAGATGAGTTGGATAAGGTGGAAAAGAGGATCACGGAAGTGACCGCGCGGATTGCCGAGGTAAGAACAGAAAGAGAGAGCAAACCGTGGAGAGCATGGGATGAGAGAAAGATTTTGCGGCGCGAAGAGCTGCAACTGAAAAAAGAGCTGGAGCAACTGATTGCCCGGAAAAGAAAGCTCGAAACCCTTTACCATGATTCTCATATTGACACTTCTACTACTGGCGAGATGCCTGTACCTGTGGGAGAAGTTACAAAGGAAAACGATGAACTCGGAGAAGAAGAAACTCCGTCCGAGGTCGATCCTTTAACTGAAATAGAAAACTCATCTGTCCCGGCTGAAGAAGCAACTGAACCGGTAAAAAGCGAGGCTGATCGTCTGATCGAAGAGGCCCTGGCTGACGCACCGGTAGCGGAAGTGACCGAAGAGGAACAGCGTGAGGACCCGGAGATCGCTTACCTGGAAGCTGCTATGGCGGCACCGAAACCTGTACAGAAAGAACTGCTCAGGCTGCTCACTGGTATCCGTGACGGATCGATCGGGTTTTCCTATGACCTTTTAAAACAGCAAGTAAATGATGGTACTATTTCCCAGCCGGACGCTGCGCAACTACTGCAGAAACTTTACGATTACATCGAAGCTACAAGGTCACAGGAAGCGTTTACTCAAGTTGTTACAGAGAAGGTAGAGGAGCAGAAGAGTAACCTGCCCAAGGTTGATGTCAATGTCCCGGGACTCCCGGACTCGCCGGCCATCTTTATTATGGATGACGCGTTAGCTGAAGAGCTGCCGGGTGAGATGCACCACGGCGGAAAGAAGACCAAGGACGTACTCTCAGTTGCCAACTCCACGATCAAGTACCGAGAAATAAAGCAAGGTGACAAGTACCGCAAAGTAGCTGATCCTACGTCGCTGTCAGAAACAACCAACCCGGATGTTTTGATACCGGGGAAACTCACTGAAGGTCATCCCGTTCGTTTCGAGGTGGATACTGCCTACGATGGTGATATCAATATAGATGATTTCCATGTCCAGGACGAATACGGTGAGCGTGGCCAGCGCAAAGAGAAGACCGCCGATCGTATGCGCGCTGGCAGAGTAGTACCTACGGAAGATAACATTGGTAGTGTAGCGATCAAGGTAGTGGACACCGTTACCGGTAACACGATCGGTTATGTTCGCCGCCTTGACTGGGTTACCGCCAAGTACCCGGGTACCAGCGACTACCGTAACGTAGCTGATACCGAGGTGGTAAACGATACCGTGATCGATATTATGCCTCGTCATATTGATGAGATCATGAGCCTTCGCCGTAAGGTCATTGAGCAGTTCAACGCCAACGGTACCGGGTTGGAAGGAGAGATCACCGGTAAAGGAACAGGATCGCTCATCAAGAATATACAGGTCAATCTCAATACAGATAAGACAAAAGCAGTACTAGGTCTTGCCCGTTCCAGTAAGCCTGAGAATTCAATGCTACCTGACGAATCGCTGGAGATTGCGGTTGTCCAGAGTGGTAAGGCTTACACCGGAAAGGATTATATGTTCAGCAGGTCTCAAGGGTTCGATACCGTAGATCTCCCTGATGGCTCGGTGGTTGTCATGCTCCCCGGGGCGAATGGGCAATACCTGTACGCACCACTCGTGGGCCACCGACTGGTAGACGATCAAAGGAAGACTGCCGTTAACGCGGTATCAAAAGCAATCGAGCTTTACCTATCCAATGACGGATCTAACCCGCAGGCGGAAGCTGAGATCCTGGAACTCCAGAAACTGAGCGGTTTTGATATCTCAACTGAGCAAGGACTGAAAGCTTTCATTAACCAGTATTTCACTTACTCTCAGGACTTCCTGGACTCAGTTACATCTGTTGCGGCGGCCAAAGATTCAGAAGAGGCTCAAGAGCGTTTCCTGTTCTCGATCCAGGAAAGGACCGGTACCCAGAACAAAGGCAACATCAAGCTGGGCTGGAGCTATTCAGGCCGTGCTCCTGTCTACGCAAAGCTCACCGGTGGAAGACTGGACCCTAAATTTGTCGAGGCCCTGGAAGAAGGCTTTGCTACCCGCTCACGCGCAGTGGTATACACCAATCCGGAACTAGGTATCCGCGGTATCAACTCAAGTGGGTCGTTCACGGAGATCTACGCCGATAAGAATGGTAAGTTCAAGCCACGTCACTTTCCTTCATACAACGAATACGTGAAGTCTTTCTCCCGTACGATCGTGTACGGACGTAACCAGATCGGTGACAGGTATGTGTATACGGCCAACCCGTCCATACCGTTCGCGGTCAAGGTAAAACCGGTAGCTACCAACCTGGTAGTGAAACAGAACGAAACTCCTGACAAGGTCCAGGACAACCCGGAACTGCCTTACGATGCGAAGGCCGCCAATATGTTCGACCTGGACAATGAGTACAGGAGCGTAGAGGTCAGTGAGCGGGGAACCGCCCCGGATAATGCCCGGGAGCTGAGTGTGCAGACTCTCACAGAAATCTATAACTTTACTCCCGTAGACAATCGCAACGGTAAGACCGTCCTGGAAGTATACGAAGACTTATTGAGCAGGGGCCACAGCTTCATACCGGATGGATTCAACCCGTTTACCCGTTGTCTCTAAACCCTTATGTCTTCTGTATGTCATCACCTGGCTCCCAACGGCCAGAAATCCATTCTTTACCAGCAACTAGAACTTAAGGTTGGTGCCGACAAGGCCCATGACATCTGGACGGACATCCGTTCCCAGCAGTTCTTGAATAAGCATGGCGACTGGACCAACACGACAGGATCGGTGGAGTCAGGATCTTCTTATACAAATCACTCCGGTGGAGCCAATGGGGCAGATACCTGGTGGGAAAAGATCGGCAAGGAGTACGGTGTAGACCAACATAATCAATACTGGCACGGTACCAAGACACCTACTGGTAATTTCGAGATCAGTAATGAGGAGATTGAAGAGGGTTGGCAGCAGGTATTGAAAGCAAATCTGTCTCTTAAACGCAGGCCGAATGCAGCGAAGCATAAGTCCTTACTCGGCAGGAACTGGTTCCAGGTAAAAAACTCAGATGGCGTATTTGCGATAGGAAAGCTTGCTTCTCCCGCAACTGTTGACGGTGGAACAGGTTGGGCTGTACAGATGGCCATTGATAATAACAAACCGGTTTACGTATTCGACCAGGAAACAATGGATTGGTACGAGTATTCCTATAAACTGAACAGATTCATAAGAACGACTACGCCAAAACTCACAAAGAACTTTGCCGGTATTGGTAGCAGGAAACTGACTGAGGCTGGTAAAGCAGCGATCCGTACGGTATATGCAAAAACCTTTACAG